TTAGCCGTTATTTGTCCCGTCTAAATTTTCGTGGTGGGACAAAATTGGGACACACTCCGCAAAAATTGCATCTATTTGGCGGGAATGTTCAGTTAAGTGATCTGGCGCAAGATGAGCATACCGACGCACCATTTCTATCGACTCCCAACCTCCCATTTCCTGCAAAATTGATAATGGTACTCCTGACTGAATTAACCAACTTGCCCATGTGTGTCTCAGGTCATGAAATCGGAAGTTTTCTATACCCGCACGTTTTTTCGCCAACCGCCAGGCTGTATTCGAATCAACGCGCATTTTTCTCATCGCCGGTGCAATAGTTCCGTCAGATCGGGTTTTTGGTTCTGTGTGAACAAAAACCCATTTGCTGTGGCGACCAATCTGGTCACGAAGAACCTTGCAAGCTGTATCGTTCAGGGCAACGCCAATTGCCCTGGTCGATTTGCTTTGTTCCGGGTGTATCCAGGTTACTTTCCTTTGCATGTCGATTTGTGACCACTCAAGGTCGAGAATGTTGGAGCGTCTCAACCCTGTAGCCAAAGCGAATTTAACAACCGATTTCAACGGCTCTGGACATTCTTCTATCAGCCGTTGTGCTTCATGAGGTTCTAGCCATCTGATCCGCCTGTTTTTAGGTTGGGGGATTTTGATGATTGGCGCTCGGTCTAACCATTTCCATTCACGCTCTGCGGCTCTTAGAAGGGACTTCATAAACGCCAGATAGGCAGCCTTGGTAGCAACAGAAACAGGCTTATGTTTGAACTCCGGGGCTTCCTTGCCTTGTTTAGCAAGAGCCTCAGCACTTCTGCGCCAGTTCTCATGATGCACCCGGTTTGTCATTTTACTCACGGTCGAATAAATCTTCGCTTCCGTGATATTCTTCAATTTCATACCTTCAAAATAATTCAGCCAGAAGCCGATTAGCACCTTGTCCGTGTCAATCGACTTCTTGTCTGCTTTTTCCTCTAGCCAGCGCAAGCAGGCTTCCTCGAAAGTTACATCCGGCATTTCTCCCAGACGATTTATTCTCCAAAGCTCTGCTTTTCGCTTGTCGTGCAACTCCTGTGCTTGGCGCTTGTCCGTTGTGCCAAGGCTTTCCTTAATACGCTGGCCGCCCGGTTGCGAGTAACTCGCGTACCAGGTTTGGCCTCTACGGAAGATAGACATGGTGTTTCCTCTGTCGTATCAGCCGCGCTCACCGGAACAGTGTGGATCGGAATGTTGAGTGCGGCAATACATGCATTTCTGGTTATGAGGTAAGGAGATTTTGGTTTGGTTGGATCTTTGCGGGTGGCTGATAGCCTCCCTGAGCGAATCCACGCTGTAAGTGTTGGCGCGGATACACCCAGAAAAGCGCAAGCCTCATCCTTGGTAAGGCTGTATTTATCCATCTATGCCTCTGCTATTTCCCTTCGCATACTCTATGAACCTCACAGTTAAGCTGCAGCCATGCCGGTGGACGCTTAGGCCAGTAGGGCGCGATTTTCACTGCATGTTTATCGAGTAGCTGTCGAAAGGTGAGTTTGTTAGTGGGGGATTCGAATTCGTTCAGTAGTTCTCTGGCTGTACTACGGAGAAGGTTTTTCTGAATGCTGCAGGAATCAGCGTCAGGTTGCTTACTGGGCATTCATTCCCCCAATGGTCCCAACCAGATGCATCGCCCCGGCTGAATAGTTCTATTCTGGTTACGTCCCCATAGAGCAGTTCAAGGCGGTGACGCACTTCCCACGGTTTCTGGCTGTGCTCACCAAGACAACTGAAGACGATCTGTTTTATTGATGCACTGGCTCGTTCCAGTCCATGTCCTCGCACCGCGATCAATACGTCTTCTGAATTGGCCCGCGTATAGTTTCCACCGTTCATCCGGGTTTCAGCGTTTAGCATGTCGAGCAGGTCGGAGAAATCGAAGATGGATTGCTGTTCCAGTGCCTTATTGAACCGCAGTTCGGCCTGTTGATTGAGCTTCACCCAGGTGAAAGCCTTCATCGTTCTGACGCTGAACCCCCAGGCCTCTGCCAGCTCGATCGCCTCCTGGCTGTGGTTGCCTGTGTACCACATCGCGAGCACGCTATCTGGTGCAGCCAGAGCCCATACCGGCAGACGCTTTAGATCTGCCATGCTCATCGTGCTGTAGTGGTTATCAGCAGCACCATTACTGATCGTGTTGCCGTAACTCCACGGAGGGTCAGCATAGATAAGTTGATAGGTCATCGTCATCTGCCCCAGTTTCGCGATGCTGCGTTGACACAAAAATCGATGCGAATTTGCACCCACACCACATCGACAGCCCGTGCTACCCCATATGCTTTAAGCCAAATGCTGGCCGCGTCGGAATAATGGGCACGGCGTTCTGCCTCAGCGGCCTGGTGCGCTAAGTTTTTATATCCAAATGTCATGATGATGCTCCGGTGTTAGTAGGCGCGCTGGTGGGTTACTGGGGCTAAAAGCTTATTGAATTGCTGGACGAGCAGTATTGCGCGAGCTTCTGTCTCATGCCCATATGTGAGGTAGCTATCGGCTATTCTGTCCCGGAGTTTGTCCGAAGGTGCTTTTGCGTGTATCTCGTAGCGGGGATCTACAGATATAACCCTCATTGCCCTTTGGCGACTCCTGGCAATGTAGGAGTCACAAACTACATGGTTAGACTCCGAAATTTGCCTGCGAAGCCGTCTGACGATTTTTATATCAATCTCTGACCAAGGGAATGCCTTTTGCAGGACTTCCAAGTGTCCAGCAACATCGTAATAGCCAGTATCTTTCACCAAGAATTTTAAAAAGTCATAATTCGTTTTTTCGCTCATTTCTTTATCTCTACGTTGTACTTTTCGTGACTCATAACTTTCCATGAGTGACCATTGTCTTTTGAAAGCAATCGCCAGCAGCGGGCGACTGGCAGCGTTAAATGGTTATGCTGATAGGTTCGCGCTGGTATCTTCTTGCCAGATCTGAAGGCGCACAGAACCCCCTCAGCTTTGATGCTGATTCGTTGCGGAATTCGAGGTTTCATTTTTACCGGTGGGGAAGGTTATTTTGTGGTTGGTGCCCAGCAGATTTTTTTGATGTCTGGGCGGCGAACGCGTTCAACAGCTTTTTCTTTTTCCAGCTTCTGCAATCGTCTGCGGATGGCTATGCCGGTCATGCCTTTGTAACCGGCGCAGCGGAGGAGGTTTGCAACCGAATCAGGGGTGGAGCCGGTGGCACTGAGCCGTGCGAGTATTTCGTTATCGTCTGGCATTAAGAGCAAGGTATGGCCTCCAGTAAAAGACAATAAAAAACCCCGCAGATGCGAGGTTATGGGCAGTAGGAGCATTTTACTTTTTATTCAAAAATATACGAAGTTGCTGTTTCAGCAACCAAAAAGTAGTCCCCACTACCGAATGGGTAGCATTCAAAATTCACACCTTGCTTTGCTGGCCATCCAATGAAGGCGTTTATGCTTTCTTCTGTTTTTGGGATGGTTATGATTTGAGATTGCTTCACACCACGCGAGTCATTTTGTACGGAAACGGTGTGCGTACCATCAAAAACTAAACCATTCCAATTAACCTGAATTTTCATTATCACATCTTCCTTTTGATGTTTTTACTTCTTATCGTTAGCGTCATTCACCTGCTGATAGCGAGGATCATTTGGCCCTGAAAATTTAGCGCTAACTCCATGTTAACCTGCTCGTGTTCTTCTGGGAATTTGTCGATCAAGTTGTATGACATAGCCAAATTCTATGTAAGGGTAAAGTTATCATCAAATGCAGTAAAACCACTCTCGGCCATTTTCATTGCGAAAATGAAATCGATACCTTCCGCAAGGGACGTAGGCCGCTCTAATCCGAATATGAACGCATCGTGATATGTTCGGCCGAGCCAGTAACCGCCGCCGTACTCTTTGAGGCGCTGGAAGAACACCCAACCGCCATCGACAAAGTGGGGGAGCGTTTCACCGCGATAGACGATTTGATAGCCGAGTTCTTTTGAGCCCATGGCGTACACCACAATTACACTGTTTATGCATACAGTGTAATTGTGGCTAAGCAGGAGTCAATCGCTGTTATCTGGTGTAGCATCCTACGAGCAGAACATTAGGTGCTCGATCCTAGCCGCAAAGGCCCGGGAGGCCAATGTAGGTCGAACTGATTTTGTATTTAGGCCACTACAGCTATAGAAAATGCGAAACGAAATAATTTTTGGTAACACTATGTCTTAACGGACATTCAGATAATTCAGGTGGTTATCAATGGGTCGTTGTGGTGGCTGAGGCCTGCTGCTGCAAACGTTGCATCTCAAAATTGTGTTGTGCTTGCATGTTCTGCATTTGGACTGCGGTTGTTGCTGCTGCGTCTCGCTCGCTCTGAGCATCCTTAGCGGCCTCTATGGCACCCATCTGTACAAACGCTTTGCAATCACCCAGGGAAATAGTTAAAGACCCGTTCTTTTCTCGGTTATTAATTTCATTGTAACCAGTTTTAAAGGCTTCCATTTTTCCAGCTGCTTGCGCGTAACCAATGCGGCTACATAGAGCGGAATCATCCAACGTTTTTACATCATCGCGAACATACGAGGGAGCGCAGCCAGCCAGGATGGAAGAAACAGTCGTAAGTAAAATCACCTTTCTCATTTTATGGTTCCAAATTTTTGTAAAATCAAAATTATTGACAGAATTATTAGGTATGCAGACCACTTTGGTTGTGGAAAAATTAACCCGCTAATCAAACAGGTTCATATGAAAGATTATAACTGCTAATTGTAACATAATTAAATGCTTATACGTGGTTCGTTAGTATCTGTGTCATTTCCCAATTCCTCCCCAATTGCTATGAATGTTCGCCGCTGTTTTGATGGGGTCGTTATTCCACCAAGCGCCAGACATGTAATTTCTAACCTGCTGACGGCCAGCGATGACACCCATCTCAATGCCGGGACGAACATTTTTGAAGAACGCACGGGCAAATAAGTATTTGTGAGCAATCGCTGATGGCTTTAATGGTTTGCGTTTGGTGAATTTCACTGTTCATCCCTCTCTACGGTGAAGGTGAAGCCAGCGGCGAGGATGGCTTTCTTGTCTTCCTCCAGGCGGGCATCCCACGCTGTTTTCCTGTGCTGGAAAGCAGACTGCCGTTCAATGCTGTGCTCCCAATCGTGAACTAGCATCTCACCCAGTAACCGCACCGGTGCGGCCAGCTTGGCTTCCAGCTCGGCGATGCGCTTATCCTTCGCTTCCAGCTCTGCCAGCAGGGCGGATACGTACTCTTGCGAGTAGAATTTAGTGCCGTATGCAAGCTTCTGAATGTTGGCTAGCACCTTAAGTTCACGCTCGCCAAATGCCTCTGGGTCACCAAATTTCGAAACGACTTCAGCACATGGCTTGCTCAGTTCGCTCAGCTTATTGTACATTGCATCACTCCCACACCTGGTTCATTGCAGCCACATACCCGGCAGAATATGCATCCACCCATGCGTGTTGTTCTGGCGTGAAGTCTTCGCCGTCAGTTGGTGTTGAAACCAACGTCATGCTGAAAATAGAAAATCGTGTTTCAATCTCACGCTGAAATTTCTCGCGAAAGTCATCGCTTAATTTGCTGCTGAAAGCGTCGTTAATTTTGCGGTGACACTTCTCAATTATTGTCTGTTTGCTCATGATGCTTTCTCCTGGGCTTCAACTGGTGATAGTTCCAAATTGCGCATGCGAAGGATCACTGGCACTTCTGACTTACCGGTCAAGGCAAAGGCGAATTGCTCAAGCGTCATTTCCGCAGTAACAGATTTTCCAATGCCAGTCTTGATGGTGATCTCTATGCGTGGGTCATCACCGCCGCCGGGGCGAGTGATGCTAATGACCGCTGGGATTTCAGGCCGAGTGCGCTTAGCCATGCTGGGCACCTCTGCGTTGTCCCATGTAGCGAATCATTTCTGAGCCAATCCAAGCGCCGACAGGAATGCTCACCCCGTTGCCAATTTGTTTGTATGCCGCAGTGTCTGATACTGGGAATGAGAACCAATCAGGCACCCACTGCAGTCGGGCATATTCACGGACTGAATACGGACGAACGCCAAGCGGGAAGCGTTTATCGACAACCAGTCGAGTGCTCTTATCTTTCGCGTAATGCGCCACACACGTTGGCGCTATATCTCCGCGTGATGGGTCGCTAATAATTGGTAAATCCCGGTATGAGCCGCTGAGCCTCGCTTTGATGGCCTTCGGCAAAGTCACCTGCGGGTCTTCTTCCAAAACTGCACTCAAGGGTAATGGTTTGAATTTCTCCGGGGGTCTGATGGAAAACGCACGCCGGGTACCGATGATGATTAGGCGATTACGGCGCTGTGGAAGCCACGTTTCGGACTGGATAGGGCAAAACACCTGAATGAAGTAATCAGGCATGCGGGTCATTGCTTCCATCACGACAGGGAAGGCTCGCATACCTGGGACGTTTTCGATCACATAAAACTCAGGCTGAGCCAGCGCAAAGTGGCGGAGTGCATGCAAGAACAAGTCATCACCTGTACGCACTCCGTGAATATCGCCGATCGTGCTGTACTTTGTGCAAGGATAGGTGAACACCATCCCATCGCTGGCTCCCTGTTCGAATACCAACTCTTGGCTGATATCGCACTGCTTAACGTGATCGCCGAGATTGTGCCGGTAAGTTTTGCAGGCATCGGCATCCAGTTCGAAAGCCTGGTTAACTTTGATGCCTGCGGCCATTAAGCCGATATCCATCAGGCCAGCACCGCAGAAATATGAGTTCACCGTTACAGTCATTTGGCCTCCTGTTGTTCAGCATCGAATGTCTGCGGGTGCTGTTGTCTGTACTCGTTGAGGATTTTGTTTATTTCCTCTCTAGTTCCCGGCGCGAGGAGTAACACATCACCTTCTTTCCGGAGCATTGGCGCTGCGTCGAAAAGCAGTTCGCATAACCTGCGTGCGCGGGTGGCGCTGAATAGGGGAGTAATAAAGGACTTAGTGACCTTCTTTTTTCCTGCCTTTTTTGCCTTTTCGACGTCATCGGCCAGCACTTTTCCTGCCGCTTCTCCATGCTCTTTCACGCGGTCTACTGCGGCATCGACAGCAACAGAACCTTCTCTAACAAGTGCTTGGACGTCATGATTTGCTTGGGTGAGTGTCAGCAGCTTATCGACCGTGCCGCGACTTTTTCCGACTAGAGCGGCAATCTCGTCCGGCGACAGATTAAAACCTGCCAGCTCTTTAACTACCTGTGATTGCTCGTAAGGGGTGAGGGCTAACTGGCTGTTGCTGTTCATGATGCGGGCTATGCGCTCGACATCACTGCCAGTGAAAGGAAGAATGGCTATCCACTCAACTGGCTTACCAGCATCACGGCAACGAGAATAGGCGCGGTGGCGGCGGTGTCCCTCAACAATCCACACACCACCTTCATCGCGAGGCCTGACTTCCAGTGGCGGAACCGGCTTACCGTGCGAAAGGTGATTAAATAAATCATCGTCCGCCGCCTGAGTGCGCTCATCATCTACGCGCTTATTGAAACCATCCTGAACGTGAATATCGTTCAGCCTAATGAACATGCCGGAATCGGTGCGCTTGAGTGTGCCGTTGTTCTTCATCTGCTTAAATGAGTTAGCCATCGCTTATTCAACCTCTCCGTGGATTGTGCTTTCACTGTGGTGCTGCAGGCGAGGGCTGGAAGGGTGGGTAATGCCATAGGTCAGGACATACGCAGAACCGTCTTTAAACCCCGTCCAGCGTGCACAGGCGCTGATTATTTGGCCCTGAACATCCTTACCGCGGTGATCTGAGTAATTCACAATGGTGCCAATGTGGTAACGCGGTTCGCACAGGCTCGGCGGGAGAGGTTTCTTTTCCATGATTAACTCCAGGCAGCGCCAGCAGTGAGCAGGCACAAAGTAAAAATAAGCAGGTAGAAGAGGTGTTTTCCGTGGTGACGTTTAGGGGCGAAATCGCCCCCGGTGAGGTCATATTTATGCTGAATACGTGCGTTTAGGCTTACCATGCTGGCCTCCGGTGTTGAGTATGAAGGCGGCGACGCAGAGTTTTGATTTCGTTGCGGACTATGTAGAAGCTGGAGCAGGTACCCGCACACACCAAAATGCTGACGTTTTTATATCTACCTCCCTCCCAACGTTGGATAGTCACGAATTTGAGGCTGGTTCTATCGCGTAGCTTTTGGCAATGCTCGCAAGTGGTTTCAGTAATGGTTTGCATGACATGTCCTCTCAATGAAATTTACATGGGTAAAGGCACTGCCTGAGTTGATACGCGCGCTCGGTTTCCCTACGTTTCCAGCACTTTGGAGCGGTGGGCAGCGCCTTTATTGATGTAAAAGGTGGTTATTACGGGGGGATCTAACGTTGCGGCATGTAAGTTTGCTACGTGAAGGTTTATGTATTAGGAACGCACTCTTACCAAAATAGTAAGTTTTTTATAGGGACACTCGAGAAATCCCTAAGGTTTAAAAATTGGTGAGCAAAGAATGTCAGGGAGGTTTATAACCTCCCTTTAAATTTAATTTGATTTCATAAGATTGAAGGGTTATCAGAAAATATGTTCTGATATGACATTTTTAATATATTAAGTGGGGGGGGTTATTGATGAGTGTTGGACTGCGTGTGTTTGTAATTTTTAATTTTTTTTATAAACTGCATGAATTTATCTAAAGCCCAAGCTGGGGCATTACTCTCCAAACGCAGTTGTTCTGCTTTTAGCTCCTTTTTTGCCTCCGTGATTATGGAGGCCATTAGGTTCCTGGAAAGAATGTAGTCCTCTTGATATGCATCAAAGCTATCTATTTCAGCGTCATGAAATCTTTCTACTAAAATATCAATGGAGTGTAAATATTCTTTGATCTCATCAGAACATTTATCACTAAGGTATAATGAGGCAGTGTGTGAGGTTTTTTTTAGTTCATCCATGCCTTGGTCAAATTGAGTTTGTAGTGCCTTTTCTCCATTTTCGTCTAATGTATGAAAGTAGTTAAGTCCACCTCTATCGTATATTTCCTTATTATAACGATATTCTGAATTATTATTTATTTTATGAAGTTCATTTATAAGATGGGTGAAAGCTTCTAGTTTTTTATCCCACCATTTTTCTTTGTAATATTTGTGAAGGGCTACATTTGATGCTAAGTATGCGGCGATTGCGCCGGTAATTATACCAATTGCCCCTTGCAAAACTACAGACATGATACACCTCCATATGGATAAAATTGGATTGACATTTATAGCACAAGCCATTCGTTTTCTGGTAGGTATTGTTTTTATTTTTTTATGCTAATTATTTTCATTTGAATTTTTTTGGTGTTTGACTATTAAGTGTTTTTTTGGTTGCTGGGCAAGGCATAGGGAAAATATACAATTTAACTAATGTCATGTTGATGGCCTTAACTTTCCGGAGACACCCATAAAACGAATATATAACCACCAAGTAATTTTATGATTATCTTATTGTTTATTAAGAAAAATATTTTAAATGTATCGCATTCGATTAATTATATTAAGGCATCTCGAAAGATGTTTGATCAGTTAACTTCACCCAACGCTGTCCGCTGCAGGCTCGCTATGCCATACCCCCTATAAGGGCTGGGGATCCGCAAGGTGCTGAGTTTTGCAGAGCTCTCTGCTCAACGCTGGGTGACTAAACCTGATTGTTAAAGAGCGTCTCGGTGGTTTGGGGTGACGTTGTTGCTTTCGATGCAGTGAATAATATCCATGAGTATTTTTAATAGCAATTGGTATTGAGAATGATTCAATAGCAATGGGTATAATTCATTGTTTCGAAAGTGAATTTAGTTGATAAAAATTGGTATTGAGGATTTGTATGCGATGTTTTGTGGGGAGGGTGGCAGGGCTAAATGGATTGATTTTCTTTTAAAAAGAGTTAATTATAAAAATAGCTGTATATATAAACAGCGCTCCAAGGCTTAACAGCTCTTTTTGATCCCGGGGGAAGTATGGTTGAGATGTTGGTTCGTAGTTCTGCGGGGGTCTATAAAGCAGAAACCCTGCTTGAGCAGGGTCTTAGTGGTTACATCCTGAAGTCACGGAGTAGTAAAACCACGACTCCTATCAATGAGTCTGGCGTTAATTCGATGAGCGGTACGCGAGAATCATCTACGGATAAGAAGCCGAAAACACCACCATCCAGGAAGCGATAGGCGGATACCGAGTTATTTATTTTGGCTAGAACTAAATCACCTGTACCTGGAGCAATGTTGGCGTCAGCAATAACAATAGAGCCTGCCGGAGCTTCAGAACACCCACTGTTTCGCTTGAGAATATAAGCCTTCCACGACGGGAGTGGTTTACCTTTTGGTGAGATAACAAAGTCATCCGTTTCACCATTTTCATCCCATACCGGTATCTGGCTCGAACGATCAAGCCTTGGTGAAGGGGGGCTATCAGTACCTGTCATCTCACCAACGCCGTTAGCCAACCAATCGACATTTACGCCAAGAGCGTTCGCAATGTCTACCAGCTTACCTGATGTTTTTGCTTTCCCTTTCGTCAATCGCCAAATCGTAGGTTGTGCAACGCCAGATGCCTCAGCAAGTGCTGCCTGAGTCATGTTGTCACGAAAGGCCATCGCCTGGTTAAGACGTTCTGCAAGTGTCGTTTTCATACCAGCGAATTTATAGCCGTGCGTATTAAGCGTCAAATTCTAATTGCTATTGCCAATTAAAATACCCATTGCTATTATCTGCGTTGATTAATACGTTTAAGGATTAAGCAATGAACGAAGCTATTCAAAAGGCAGTAAGCATCGTTGGAAGCCAACAAAAACTCGCATCTCTTTGTGGTGTGAAACAGCCAACAGTTTGGCGCTGGCTTCACGGTGGCGGCATTGATGCTCGTTACGTAAAGCCAATAGTTAATGCCACTGGCGGACAGGTTAAAGCTCTTGAGATTCGTCCTGACCTGGCCGATCTGCTGGATGCAAACTGATAAGGGAATTATCAATGGAAAACAATGCAATAGCACGAAAGTTAGAACCGCCAATTATCAATGCAGTTGAGATTGAGGGTGTGTTGCTCAACCGGCTTGCATCGGTAGGGCAAAAGGCTTACGCGGAGCACTTAGGGATTAGTGAGTCGACTGCAAGTCGCCGTAAAGGTGAGGGGCATTTTGCAGCGATGGCAAAAGAGTTGGCGTTCCTCGGCATTCAAGCTGCACCGCCAGAGGCGGTTCTTGTATCACGTGATTATTTGGCTTCTGTCGAAACATTGGCAGATATCGGATTGAAAGCTGAGCGCAGCCGACCAGGGCCGCTGGGGTGGGACTAAATGGCTTGGGACATATTCGTTTATGAAAACGTCAGGAAGCAACTGATAGCTGAGGGATTCAGTGAGGCATTGGCGGTTGTGGGGGGGCATCACGTAGCGGATCTGTATCGCCGGAAGTCACAGGCGAGCAAGAAAGGTGCGATGTATGACGACTGTCTCTCAATGGCTCGGCGGTATGTGTTGGGGAGCTGCACAAAGGACGAGAAGCCGGGTTCAGGGAAGAAAAAAAGCCGAACAGCTGCAACTGGTCGGCCATCACTTTTCTGAGAACTAATTCTAAGAGGCGAATTTCATTATGGCAAACGTAGCGATCTGTGGCAACAGCCTGAAAATGACCAGCCGTGAAATTGCCGAGCTTACTGGCAAGCAACACGGCCACGTCATGCGCGACATTGAAACCATGCTTGAACAGCTTGGCGAAAACGCTGAGGGGTATATCCAGCTTTGGTTACACCCCCAGAACGGCCAACAGTACCGGGAATATGCCCTCGATAGGGAGCATACCGAATGCCTGGTGACTGGTTACAGCGCAAGCCTACGCATGAAGGTCATTAAGCGACTGCATGAATTGGAAAGTAAACAGTCTCCGGTATTGCCGCAGACCCTCCCTGAAGTTTTGCGCCTCGCCGCTGATATGGCTGAACAAAAAGCGCAACTGGAGCAGAAGGTTCAGGCTGACGCACCGAAAGTGGCATTTGTTAATCACTATGTCGAAACAGCTGGCTCTAAGAGCCTCCGTGCTACTGCGAAGGTTTTGAACATGCCGGAAAAGGCGATGATCGAATCTCTTATCCGCGACAAGGTCCTGTTTCGACAGTCCGGGAATCTGCTGCCGTATGCCAGTCATCACCATTCAGGAAACTTCACCGTCAAAACTGGTACTGCCGAGCAGTCTGGTCATGCCTTTACGCAGACCAGGGTAACGCCACGCGGTATTCAGTGGATTGCTGAGCGCTACGCATCCGAACTGATGGCGAGTTAACCATGAGCCAATTCGTCCCATTAAACCGGCTATACCTTGATGATCACGGTAATCGCGTGACTGTCATTCGCTGGGATAGGGCGGCGCAACAGGTGATTTTTATGCGAGAGGGCTACCCGTATGAATGTATGCAGCCACTTGAGCGATTTAAAGAGAAATTTAAGCGAGTCGAAGTATGAGCATGAATCTGATGGCGCAGGCTATGAGCATCAAAGTGGGCAATCCACTTCGCAAGCTGGTGCTGATCAAGATAGCCGACAACGCTAACGATAAGGGCGAATGCTGGCCCTCCTATCAGCATGTCGCTGACCACTGCGAGTGCAGTAAAAGCGCTGTGAGGGCGCACATAGAGGCGCTGATTAAGATGGGTTTAATCACCAAAGAGAACCGTTTGGGCGTTAACAACGGCAAAGGTAACACCTCTAACCTGTATTACCTGACGCTGGATACCCCTATGTCGTCAGAAAGCATAGCCCCCTGTGCCGTCAAAAAGCATAGCCCTATGCCGTCAAAAAGCACAGGGCTATGTCAGCAGGTGGCACCCCCTGTGTCGTCAGAAAGCACACCCCCTATGTCACCTGATGGCACCAGAACCAGTCACTCTCTTGAACCTATCATTGAACCAAAAGAAAAACCCCCTATAGCCCCCCAGAGCGAACAACCTGCGATGGACACTTCGGGCATGGCTGGGGAAGTGCTGGATTTTTTGAATCTGAAAATCAACGGCAAAACACCAAAGCGTGTCAGCACGCTTTTGGAAATTACCGAACGCCTGACGGATGGGAACACCGTGGAAGAACTGAAGTTGGTGGCAGAACACCGCGCAAGCCTGTTACTGAGCAACCCAGAAATGGGGCACATGCTCAGTGCCAAGATGATTTTTGACCCGGTACGCTTCAGCGGCTACCTGGCTGCGGCCAACACCTGGAACAGCCAGCGTACTCGCAAAGCTGCAATGGCCGATGCTGTCGAGCAACAACGTCAGGATCCGCCTGCTGGTGATATTCCAAAAATTGATTTTGAAGAGTCCTTTGACCGCTTAATCCGTGATGCGGCGATGCCTGCCAACGCTGCCGAAAAACGCGCTCAGCAGCAGGTACGCAAGAACGGTTTTGGAAATGTTGATGAAGGGAAAGCCCGTCAAATGTGGCGACCAATTTTAACCCGCGCCTATGCGATGACCGGGGGCAGGCTGTATGAAAAGAGTTTTCAGTGTTGCTGTTTTACCATTGCTGATTGCTTTGAACCATGTTTGGTGCTGGCGGATGTTGCGTGAGGCCCGTAAATACTGGGCAGGCAGAGGCATAAAGCGTCGAGAGGCATTGCAGGAAGGGTATATCACAGAGTGGCAGAAACGGTTCTTCGCGTTTGATTATTACGGTATTCGCGGGATTGTTCGTAAAGCGGTAGGGGAAATTCTATGAGAGCCATAGTGAAGTCCAATGTACAGCGTGATCTGGGTATCGCGATGATCAAGGCGGGTGGTGAGTTGCTGCCATATCTGACGGGCCGAGTGTTGGTATCAACACTGCCGGACGAAATGAAAGACCTCCCAGATGGGATTTTGCCGAAAGTAGAGCATGCGATAGCAAACGATCCGCGCTTACAGCCGTTTTTTCAACACAAGCGGGTAATTGATGCTGCTGGTGGTGTTAACGCGATGGAAGCTTGGGCAACACGCTTCATGGAATGTCAGTACTGTGAAGACGAACAGCCACGTCAACTGCTAACCCGTCGTTATGGGCATGCTGCAATGCGTATCTGCTGGGGCTGCGACAACAAGACCGATGGGCATATATCGCCAAAGCTTGATTCAATAGCGAACGTGAACATGTCCCGCTGGGTAGTAGAGACAGTGAAATGGCGACTTAAGTCAGAAGGCGAATTGACAATGCCTGAGCTTATTTTGTGGGCGGCTATTTCTGATGTTGTTGACCTGATACCAGAGGATATTTCGGTTGACTTACTCCGCTTGCCTAAGCCTATTTTCGTCTCTGGACCGAAAAAAGAAGCAGACCTGGAACCAAGAATTTCAGCAACAGAAATCCTGAAGAAAACGGCGATTAAGGTTTTCACTGTTGACCCAGAGCCGCCGAAAGCGTTCATGCTGCGTCCAAAGCTGACCCGTGTCGAAGACAGCAAATGGACTCGCTGGGTTAAATCGCAAACGTGCTGTTGTGGCTGCGGCCGCCGCGCTGATGACCCACACCACATTATTGGGCATGGCCTGGGAGGAATGGGGACGAAGCCAAGCGACTATCTGACAATCCCATTAGCCCGCGACTGCCACCGCAAACTCCACGACAACCCTGACGCATGGGAGGCCGAGCACGGCAGTCAGGCCGTATTACTGGCCCAGTTCATGGAGTATTCCTACGGTGTGGGGGCATTGGGATGAAGAGTTACAACATAGTCCCAACCCCAAAGCCGCGCCAAACTCAAAAGGACCGGTGGGCCCAGCGCCCGCCAGTTCTCCGCTATCGGGCATTCTGCGACGAAGTGAGATTAAACCGGATATCGCTGCCTGAGAGCGGCTATCACGTGACTTTCGTCATGCCGATGCCAGATAGCTGGAGCAAGAAGAAACGCGCTGAGATGGCTGGAAAACCGCATCAACAGAAGCCTGATAAAGACAATCTGGAAAAGGCGTTATTGGATGCCATTTTTGAGGACGACTGCCGGATCTGGGACGGTCGAGTAACAAAGGTTTGGGGCGAAGTAGGCCAAATAATTATCGGAGAAATAGCATGAGATTAGAGTCGATTCCAAAATATTTTGCACCTAAGTCGCCAACATTCAGCGATTCTCCACGCGCTACGGCATCGGACGCGCTAACAGGTACTGATTTGATGGCGGCAGTAGGTATGTGCCAGGCTCAGGCAGAGCTCGGCATGTCAGCGTTCTTGGGTAAGATGGGGGTTAGTGATGCTGACAAGGTTAAGGCTGTGTTGCTGCTGGCGGAGCAGGGCATGGCTGAATCTGTACGAGTAGTTCCCTTGAGAAAGTTACAGGACGGCATTAGAGCAAAGGTAATTCTGGTTATGTCTGTTTTCGCTTTCCTGGACTATTCACGCAGTGCGGCAAGTGTGGCGGCATGTGATGCCTGCTGTGATGGATTCGTAGAGGAAAGAAAGTTCGTCATGAATAAATTGGCTCACGCCCATGACACAGTAGCCAGCTTTGTGCGCGGGGATCTGCCAGTAAGTATCAGGCCGGTAGAGGGGCGTGAAATGTTTGTGAAACACACCTATTACGATATTACGAAAAAGGTCTGCAAAAAGTGTAATGGGAAAAAAGTGATTTCTACTGCTTGTAGAGACTGCTCAGGGCGCTGTGAGGCTGTCGACAGAGAAGAGACTGAACGGCAGGGTGTTCCAGTAAAAAAAGCGTGTAAGCGCTGTAGCGGACGTGGTTACGAGAGAATACCAGCATCGCGTGCTTTCGATGCTGTTCAGCAGGTGACGGATGCTATTTCCTTGGCAACATGGGAGAAGACCGTTAAGCCATTTTATGACGGATTAATCCGCACTTTGGAAAGTGAAGAGAACCACGCAGAGCAGGCATTACAGCGAGTGACTGCATAGCGAGTAAAAAAATAGTGCAATATTTTATCGTGAGCTATTTACTTTTTCCGGAAACTGGGTAATTATCTTCCTAACACTAGAAATCCGTCTGATTGTTACGGTGGATTCAAAGAAATTTCAAAGGCTGCCCTCGGGTGGCCTTTTTGCATTTCAGCCCCAGCCAAAATTCGACACACACCACATAGCCGACTCGTTTACGGCTAGTGGCTGAACCCTATTTTCTACAGTGATTACTCTGCGTTGTGCGGCCTTTGAGACAACGGCCACCATGTGATGCTTAGCCTCTTAATTGATAATGTTCATGTGCTGTATATGGATACAGTAACAATGACAAGGAGCCTCACATGGCAAATCTGATTATTAGCGAAAACAACGAAATTACTTTGACCCCAGAGCAAGCTAAGGCTCTTACTAAGGTTGAAGTCGCAGGGCAGTTTGAAAATGCTGTACTGCTGAACAAATACCTGGGTCGTATGTCTGTTCCAATGGAACCAGGTACCGAATTCGATGAGGTACTGAACACCGTACCTGCATACTCGCTGGCCATCTCTGTCGAAGGACGTTGTTTTTCTGGTGTAGGTGCTCCGACGGTATCAGCAGCAGGAGACTCCTGGGAATTCAAGTATCCATTTTACTTGCTCGAAAGTTACGCCGACCAAGTAATTACTCAACATATTCCGGTTTCGCAACCGGCATAACCAAATAAATCAATCCCGGCTTATGTCGGGATTTTTTTCATCACCCGGTACCGGGACAGAGCCCCGGAAGGGGGAGGTATGAAAATGCCCCACAATGACAATGCCTTCCTTAGTTGGTTGGCAAACCTGTATTCGAACAATGCTAACTGGATAAACGGCATGGTGATTACATCAGCCTTGGCATTTGGTCGCGTTCTTTTCTACGGCGGTAAGATCCGTACTGCATTGGTGGATGCATTACTCACCGGCCTTATAGCAGTAACTACTGTTCCAGTCCTTTCTCCATTGTTAGTTCGGTCCATTGAGATGCTACCGGGCATGGGTGACGTGCTATCCAAAACCGAGACGATGAAAATTGAGCTGTTTGTGTTCTCGGTACTGGGAGTTATCGGTGCCAGGGTAATCCGCGAGGCGGCTATTTCACTATTGCAGCGCATCAGCGGCTTGAACAGGAAGGGGGTTAGTGATGCAGATAAGTAAAACAGGCATTGAGTTAATTAAGCGCTTCGAAGGTTTAGAGCTGAAAGCCTATCAGGATTCTGTTGGCGTCTGGACGATCGGATATGGTTGGACTCAGCCGGTAGACGGCAAGAAGATTGGTCCAGGCATGGTTATTGACCAAGCAACTTCAGAGCGGTTGTTGAAATGCGGTGTGGTTCAGTATGAGCAGGGTGTTAATCAACTGGTGAAGGTAAATATCACTCAGGGCCAGTTCGATGCGCTGGTGAGCTTTGCTTATAACCTTGGATTACGTTCATTGAGCACATCGACGCTTCAGCAAAAACTGAATGCAGGAGACAAGCAGGGAGCCGCTAATGAGTTCGGCAAGTGGGTTAATGCTGGTGGAGTTAAACTGAAAGGCTTGGTAACGCGTAGGGCGGCAGAACGTGAGTTGTTTTTGTCATGAAATGGCTGCCTGAACCTTCAATGATTCTTGGTGCTGCGACCTTAATTTTTGCATTCCTTTATCAGTCCACCTCCCATGAACTTGAAACAGTAAATGTGATTGCGGATAGTCAAAAAGAAACACTGGCGCAGCAGTCAGGACTGATTGCCACCATGCAGGAACAGGACGCCCGCAACCGCATGCTGGTGGCAGAACAACAAAAGAAAAATCAGCAACTGCGCCAGCAGGGGGAAACGTACCAGAGGAAATTACGCGATGCACTTAAAAGCGATAAATGTGGCAATAGTCCTATGCCTGCCGCTGTTATTGAGCTCCTGCAGCAAAACGCAGCCACCGGCACAGCAAGTAATCCTACTACCCCCTGAATCAGTATTTACTCAATGTGAGCAACCAGCGCTGCAGGGCAATATGTGGGGCGATGCACTGAGCTACACGCTGGCACTGCAAACCGCTTTATCAATTTGCGTTGGACAGGTGGAGACGCTAAACGCCTGGCTCCGTCTTTTTTCTGTTAGCGCTATAAAATCTAAAAAATAAAATTGACATATATCAGATGAGTAATATTGATTAAATACCGGCCTCATCATTTTCAAAATAATTATGATATTTTTCTTTAATTTCTGTTTTGTCAATCTTGGCCATGCTTGCCAATTTAGATAGCTTAAATGCTATCCCTTCTTTGCTACCATACAATACTACATATGGGAAATTGTTATTTATTAAATCATCTCTGTTGAACCCACTGTAAAAAACTTCATTAACAAATTTGCCATCGCTGCTGCGAAGGGGTTCTTCAAGGAGTTCAACTAAGCTACCTCGGCTAATAGATGCGAAGTGTTCAAATTGAACATGGCACTTCAACCTGATGTTGGATTTTCGCGGGCTGTAAAGTTTGTTATCATCCATAATCCATTCACCTTTAATCCATTTTGTTACTTGTTGGGGGGTCACATTCATTGCTCGTGCAAATTCAGATTGATTGCCATCATGTTTTTCTTTTATATAGTCGATTAATTTCATAGTTACGCCTTTTAATCCTTAGATTTATGATTAAGTGTGAAGCACTCTACCCAACACTTAAACCAATGCTTTTAAAGTCAATGTGATTACCGATCGGAATCAGAGGTGCTAGAGATAATGTAATCAAAAAATGATTATGTTGCAAGTGGCTTAATCAAAATTTGATTATACATAGCCGTCAACACAAAGCGGTTTTCCGAGGCTACTGCGTGATGATGTATAATCCTCACCAACAGGAGGAGCCCCATGACCAAATCATTTAATCTTGCCAATCTTTCGAAAGATGACATGGACAAGACCAACGTAGACCTTGCAGCGTCTGGCGTAGCGTACAAAGAGCGCATGAACCAGCCTGTGATAGCTGAGCAGGTAGAGCGAGAGCAGCCTGAGCATCTGCGTGAATACTTCCGCGAGCGGGTGGCGCATTACCGAGGGGTGAGTAAAACACTCCCCACCGGCTCGGCAGCCATCTATCTGCAAATGGCAGAGGCCAACGGCAAGAAATAAACACAGGCCCATGTGCTTGTTAGGCTGAAGAGTGATACCGCTATAATCCTTTCGCTGGCGCGGTAGCCTATAGCGCGGGGATCGCAGGTTCGAATCCTGCCCTGGCAACCAATTCAATGAACCCGTTCCGGCAGTTTTTTTCTTGCCAAAAATCGGTATCTTCATCATTAACTGGTCATGTACCTACGCCACCGCGTGTTAATGCAAGTGGCGGGCCGGTGTATCTATCGTCGTTTTCGTCTGTGATTAAGCTTAGAATTCCTTTTTAGTCTCCAGTATCTTAAAAAAGAAAACGTAGCAAGAGCTATCGATGCGACGATGATTGCAAGTGAAATTATTCCCAATGGCATTTCTCGATAATTTAACTTGTGAGTTGTTTAGGTTTCGCCAACAGCTTTCCGTTAACAATATTCTTTATTTTTGTATTTGATGGAAGCTCTACAAATCTAAATATTAAATATGATACGGCTATCGAAATAACCAGTGAAAAAACCAATGAATAGAAAGAGTTTGGTTCAATGTATAATTCGACCACCTTTGTTATAGGCAAGTGAAAAAGGTAAAGAGAGAATGAAATTTTACCAAAAAACTCTAAAGATTTTATTTTTGGACTGTATTTACTGAATAATAAGAAAAGAGCTACAGCTGAAAAATCAGATATTATGAATCTATATGGATTCTCATCATACCCCCAATCCTTACTATACGATAGTAAGGATGAGGCGATTACAATGAACAAAACAAAAATAGAACCGTATATTACCCTTTGTTTTTTGTTTTTTTCTGTTGTAAATATAGCAGATATAAGTATAACCGACAGTCCAATAGGCATAGCAGAAGGGGCCCTTATGTCACCAAAGAAACGCATGGAGCCAAATAATACTGCTATCGAAACAAAAGTCAAAAATGCCAGCTTAAGTTTGCTTTTGTTTATTCCAAAAAACAAAAGTGAAGCTGCTATTATTATGTAGAAAACCCATTCGATCTGTAATGTCCAATAGACACCATTAATATCTTTTATTCCAATGAATCGCTGGAACATGGTAAGATTTGCAAGCAAATCCGTCGTACTGCTTGAATAAACAAAGAAAGAAAGGATTACTGATATAATATATGCAGGATACAGCCTCCCTATTCTAAGTATAATGAATGATACTGGTGTTTCATTTGTTTTTCTTAACGTAGCAGCCGTAACTATGTGTCCGCTAATAATAAAAAACACAATCACACCAAAATTACCCAAAGAAAAATAAAACATTTGCGGGTCTAGATAATGTTCAAAAACGACGGCTAGGCACGCTATCCCGCGAAGCGATTCTAGCCAGCCTAAATGCTTCTGCTGGTGTGATTGATTTTTCATGGCCATCCCAAAGATATTACAAAATGTTCTTATAGGTCGTATATGCGTATAAGTAAAGTCGTTGAGTGAGTTTTAAGAATATTTCGAGTGTAATAATATTAGCTATAAGCGTTAAAATTTTGCGCTAAGGTAAGTTTTTATGCATAAAGCCGCCAGTGGCCTCCCGTTGCTGGCGGCTTTTCCATTCTGGAGGGAGTATGGAAAAGCCAGCGCAGGATGAGAGCCAAGAAAGACACCCATACCCGCCGTTACGATTTATGGAAGACCATCAACTGAAACCATACATCGGCCTGATTCCTGCGAATGAGGTGCATGAATGGATGCATAGCCAAATCCTGAGCGATACGGGAAATCTGTTTAACCCTGACCATTCTCACCTGATGGATGCTGACCTGCGTTTTATGTGGGCATCGTCTGCATTTGAGAAGAAAGGGCGTCATGTGCTCGGACAGGCCGAAGAGGTAGCTATGCGTACAGGTGGCTGGCAGAAGGCCAGAATGGAGCAGCAGATGCATGAATGGTTTTGTGATGTTCCGAAGTTCATCATCACGCTGGCGGCGGATTACTGCTCGCAGTGCTCCGATCTGGAGTTCTGCGCTTTGGTTGAGCATGAGCTTTACCACATCGCCCAGGCTACCGACGAATTCGGCGCACCGAAATTCAACAAAGAAGGCCAGCCGGTGCTGAAGCTGCGCGGCCACGATGTTGAAGAGTTCGTTGGAGTGGTTCGCCGGTATGGTGCAAGCGTGGAAGTTCAGGAAATGGTTGATGCGGCTAACAAGCCTGCGGAGGTGGCACAACTAAACATTGCCAGGGCATGCGGTAACTGCATGTTGCGGCTGGCGTAAATATTGGACTGTATTGGACGGATGGTGAAATATGGCTGCATTAAAACCAGACGTAAAAGCCTTCATAATTCAGTCGCTTGCGTGTTTTGACACCCCCTCTCTGGTGGTTGAGTCAGTCCAAAAAGAATTTGGGCTAAAAATTACTCGTCAGCAGGTTGAGTCTCATGACCCGACAAAGGTCAGTGGAAAGACGCTTGCGAAGAAATGGGTAGCGCTGTTTCACGTCACACGAGAACGATTTCAAACTGAGATTTCAGATATTCCGATCGCTAACAAAGCCTACCGGCTGCGAGTGCTAGATCGAATAGCAACCCGCACCGAATCAATGAAAAACTACGCGTTGGCTGCTCAGATTGTTGAGCAGGCAGCAAAAGAATGCGGGGATGCTTACACCAACAAGCAAAAGATTGAAACCAAGCACACCATTGATGATGAAATGGCGGAGTTGTTGAAGGAGATATCTTCTGAGGCGTGATTTATGGCTGATCTTAATAAGCAATTCAGCGAGCTGAAGAAGAACCTTAAAAACCGATTCTGGCGCTTAAATAACCTCTACTACATTACAGACAAATCGGGGAAGAAGGTTAAGTTCAGGATGACCCCTGAACAGCTCGAATACTTCGAGGGCGTTCATACCCGCAACATTATTTTGAAAGCGCGCCAGCTTGGTTTTACGACGTTGGTGTGTATTGTCCAGCTTGATGCAGCACTATTCGAATCCGCAAAATGTGCGCTTATTGCCCATACCCTGAACGATGCGAAAAGGCTGTTTAGGGAAAAGGTTAAGTACGCCTATGACAACCTGCCTGCACTTATTAGAAAGGCTAACCCTGCAAAGAATGATTCTGTAGGTGAGCTGGTTTTCAATAATGGCGGATCCCTCTACGTAAGCACGTCTTTTCGTGGCGGCACGCTGCGTTACCTGCACGTTTCCGAGTTCGGCAAGATATGCGCAAAGTATCCGGATAAAGCCCGTGAGATTGTCACTGGTGCGTTTGAGGCGGTATCCACTGATTGTTTTACCACTATCGAGAGTACCGCTGAAGGGCGAGCAGGGTATTTTTTCGATTACTGCCAATCAGCCGAAAAAGCTCAGTTGCAGGGTAAAACGTTATCTAACCTCGACTGGAAGTTTTTCTTCTTCACCTGGTGGAAGAACCCGCAGTATGCAATCGACCCGGTAGAGTCGCTCCCGCAGCGCCTGGTTGATTACTTTAGCGAGATGGAAGTTAAGCACGGTGTTCATCTCGACGAACGCCAGAAGGCTTGGTACTACGCCAAAGAGAAGACCCTTGGCGATGACATGAAGCGGGAATACCCGACGATACCGGCTGAGGCATTCCAACAGTCTGTTGAGGGCGCGTATTACGCCAAACAGTTCCGTTGGCTGTATACCAACAAGCGTATTGGCACGCTGCCTGATAATTCACACCTGCTGGTTCACACGTTCTGGGATATAGGTGTGGGTGACTCCACAGCCATATGGTTCGTGCGTGAGGTTGGTGAAGAGTTCCACATCATCGACTACTACGAAAACTCCGGTGAAGGTCTGCGGCACTACATGAAGGTGCTTAAAGACCGCGACTATGAATATGGCGACCACTGGGGCCCGCACGACATTGAAAACCGGGAGTTCGGATCTGATGCCAAATCCCGAAAGGAACTGGCTCGTGAAGGCTACGAAATCGACGGCCAGATTTATTCCATGACGTTCAAAGTGGTACCGAAAACTGGCGTTGATACCGGTATTGAGTCCGTCCGTGAAATCCTTCCGAAATGTGTATTTGACGATGAAAAGTGTGCAGAAGGCATCACTCATCTGGAAGGGTACCGGAAAGAATGGGACGACAAGCGCGGATGCTGGAAAGACAAGCCACTTCACGATCACACTTCTCACGGTTCTGATGGGTTCCGCTACTTTGCTGTAGCCAAGAACAACCGTAAACAAGTCGGCGCAATATTCTTCTAAGGAGCAATCAGTGAGTGAACAAAATAACGAGGTCGCATTCCTCGTCAATGCCCTCGCTGAGACGATGGCAATGGGACGCCAGCGGGCTTTATATACTGCTCAATTCAACGGGAATACCAAACGAACCAAGTTATGGGACGAGTTTGGGTACCCGGACACCGTAAGCTTTGACATGCTATACCGAGCATATCGGCGTAATTCAGCCGCCTATGCGGGTATCCATAAGACTTTGGACTCTTGCTGGGTAGACAAGCCAGTGATAATCGATGGCCCTGTCGCAGATAAGTTCAAAAAAGAAACAGAGTGGGAAAAAACAGTAACCCGGTTGCTTAAAAAATATTGGGCGAAAATCAAAGATGCCGATCGCCGTAATATGGTCGGTCACTACTCCGCAATCATTCTGCAGATAAAAGATAATCGGCCTTGGTCTGAACCAGTAGACACTGTGCTTGTTGGTAAGCTTGGTGAGGCGGCGCTGGTTAAGCTTATCCCTGCGTGGGAATCGCAGATTAAGCCAGGCAACTACGATATTGATACTTTGTCTGACACTTATGGGCAACCAATCAGCTACACGTTCAATGAACAGCCAGTTGGTGATGATGGCACCTATGGCAATGTCCGTAGCGTTACCGTTCACCCGAGTCGAGTCATCATTCTCGCTGAAGGCTCTGAAGACGAAAACATGTTATCTGGAATTCCGCTGAATGAGGCTGGCTATAATGACCTGCTTGATATTGAAAAGGCAAAAGGTGGTAGTGCCGAGGGCTTTCTGAAGAACGCTAGCCGTCAATTGGGTATCCATTTTGATGGTCAGACAGATATGAAAACCATTGCAGAGCAGGCCAAAGAGGCAGGATATAAAGACCTGGGTGAGGCGATGAATGACAAGATCAGCAAGCTAAACAGAGGTACGGACTCGGCGCTTGTTACCCAGTCAGGGACAACATCGGTTCTCTCTGTAGCTGCGGCAGATCCAACGCCAACATGGACTGTTTCCGCCAACAGTTACGCTTCCACTATCCGCTGCCCGTTCAATATTCTGTTTGGTAAGCAGACCGGAAATCTCGCATCTATTGAAGATAAAAAAGCATGGGCAGCCACCTGTAACGAAAGGCGTAATAGCTGGCTATCATGGGTGCTTACTGTGACCATTCAGCGCTGGTGCGACATTGGCATGATCTCGCAGCCGGTGAATGGCGAAATAACCGTTGATTGGTCTGACTTACTTGCTCCAGGTGACAGCGAGAAGCTCGACAACATGGACAACATGGACAAGATGGCTGATATCGCTCAGAAAACCCAACAGGCTTTCGGGACATCATCGGTAGAGCCTAATGAAATACGCGCCGCTGGCGAACTTGAGCCTCTTCAAGAGGCTAAACAGCCAACCCCAAATGCGAAGCCAACCGGTAAGGATCCGCTGAATGATGATGACAGCGAAATCTAAGACCGGAACGCCAATCGTCCCCCGCAATAAAGCAGACCCTACTCAGTCCTATAGAACCGTGAATAAAACGTATCGTGATATTGAAGGCCGGTATTACGGTATTAAGACGGCACTTAGGGGGCTGTTCGACCGACGTTTAACGGGCAGGGAGAGGGTAGGTAATAGCCAGTTGGTAATGATGGCCTGCAATAACGATGCCGGAGAGCTCCCCAGTCTTTACCAGGTCAACGCAGGCACGTTCATCTACGACATGTCAGCTCAGCAACTGGCTGACCTTCTACAGGTCATACAGACGATTCTGGATGACTACCTATTGGCGGGTAATGGTCAGGATATCTGGGCATTGCACTATGTTGCGTCCGAGTTTGAGCGCGGTACGCTGAATGCCTATACAAACTTGTCTGTTCAATCACCGGTATATGCGTCGCAAACCACGCTTAGTGCCTTGCTATCGTCGCCTGCATATCAAAATCAGGTAGCCGCTGCCTTTGTTTCCACATACAGCGACTGGAAGGGCATTAGCGACGCAGCGCGTGGTGACTTAGCTAATATCATTGCCGATGCGGTGGGGCGTGGTGTAAACCCTCGCGAAACCATGAAGGTAATCAGCAAGCGCTTGGATGTTTCCATGTCCAAGGCAAAGACGATTGCCCAAACGGAGCAGGTAGGGGCTTTACGCGAAGCTCAGTGGAACGAAACAGCGTGGGTGCAGGATAGGCTAGGGCTCCGCACCAAACTGTTGCACCTGTCGGCACTGAAGCCAACAACGCGGACGTGGCATGCATCACGGCATGGAAAGCTTTACACGGTTGAAGAGGTGCGTGAGTGGTGTTCGAAAGACGGTAACCGTTTTAACTGCTACTGCAGCCAAATACCGGTGTTACTGACCGATAACGGCAGCATTTTTAACGAAGGGCTGATGAATAAGCTGGCGAAAGAGCGGAAGGCTTGGAAAGATGCTTCAGGATGATATCATCAGGCTATTCTAAAACATTAAGTTAGGTGAGCAATGAGCAGCATAACACCAACAGAAGTGGGTTCATTTTTTTTATCTCTTGTTGTGCCTATTACAACAGGGGTTGTGGCTGCTGGCTTTACAGCTTTCTTTGCATTAAATAGATTCTATCGTGAGAAATGGTGGGAAAAGAAGCTTGTAGCTTACAACCAATTAATTGATAAATTATTTGAATTTAAAGATTTGTATTCACAGGCATCATATATCACGGAGATGGAGTTTGAAGCTGATAGGGAGTTAAGGGATCATCCAAAGGTGAAAGTCGACTGGAATAAGATAAATGAGGTTCGGGCTCAGGTCCGCAGGCTTTATGTGCTATCACCTATTTCATTTAGTAACCATGTTAAAGTTTTGCTTGATGATTTATTAAAAAAAGACAATGACAATCTCTATAGTATCCACGAAGAAGGATACCCGGAATTCATCGGTTACGGTGAAATGACGAAAGTTATCCAATCATCAATAGATGCAACTGTTGAAGACGCGAGATCGGAACTGAAGTTTAATTGAAAGGTTAATAAGGTCGCTAAGGCGGCCTTTTTTATTGTCTGAAATCCACCAAAGAGGACACAGCATGAAACGCAACCGCGTTAACGTGCTGACCGTCGTCAACTCCGCTTCAAATATCTCTACCGAAACCATCGACGGGAAACCACACATCGTGGTTCGCGGTATCACGCCCGTTGTTGACGATATTGTGATGAACCGGAAGTTGTACCCGGCAGCAGAAATTGCCAAGGCCTATAACACCCTTGAGCGCAAACCGATGCCGCTGGGGCATCCAAAAGTAGATGGCAAGCACGTATCAGCTGGCGATGTACGAGCGGTGAACAATTATCACGTTGGGGCATGGCTCCAAGACGTCCAGCATACAGACGGCAAGGTAACGGGTGATATGTATGTTGACCGCCGTTATGCCGAGGGCAGCGACAAGGGTAAGCGTCTAATTAATCGACTGGATGAAATGGTCGCCGGAACGAATGTAGACCCCATTCACATCTCGACAGGGCTTCTTTACGCGGGCATTACAGCCAACGGCGAATCGAAAGGTAAAAAGTACAACGAAATCGCTACCAACATGGTGTTTGACCACACGGCTATTTTGCTGGATGAGCCAGGTGCGGGCACTCCAAGTGAAGGCGTCGGCATTTTCGTGAATGCTGAAGGCGACGATCAAGAGATCGAAGTGGCAAGCTTGGCCGATGGGGCTGACTGCACCCGTGAGGGGTTGCTCAATAAAACCAAGTTCTTCTTCACCAACGCCTCTAATTTTTCCTTTGATGAAATCCGCGACGCCATAAGCAACAAGCTTCGGGAAGGGCGCAGCGATGATTACTGGCCGTGGCCTGAATCGGTCTGGCCTGACAACTTCATCTACCGCGAAAAAACAAAGTATTTCAAACAGAAGTACCTCATCGGCGATGACGGTAAGGCCGTGTTCGTCGGCGAACCTGTAGAAGTCGTGCGCAAACCCACTGAGTACGAAATTAAAACCAACGGAGCTAACAACCCCATGAAAGAACTGATCGTCAATGCGCTCAAAGCCGCTGGTAAGCCGACTGATGGCAAGACCGATGCGGAGTTGATGGACGCATACAACCAAATGACTACTGAAAAGGCAGCCGCCAAAGCCGAGACGCCGGAAGAGAAGGCTGCTCGTGAGAAAAAAGAGGCCGATGAAAAGGCAGCTAAAGACAAGGTAACTAACAGTGAGCGGGCTCCGTCATGGTTCGCTCCGTTCGCGGAAAAGCTGAGCGCCATTGAATCGGGCCTGAGCGTTAACTCTGACAAAGAAAAGTCAGACAAGCGCTCAGCAGTCAAAGCCAAGTTTGGCCTTACTGATGTCGCGGTGAATGCGCTGGACGGTGCGGCCCTTGATGGTTTCTTCGCTCAATGCCCAACCTCCACCGGCCTGAATGGTTCTTTCCGTCAGGTCAATTCCAAAGAAACTTACAGCGAAATGCCGGAGTAAATAATGGCTAAAGATGGAAAGCATGTAATCCACGCTGGTGGCATTTTTGCCAACCCACAACTGCATCGTGAAGGTGCGGCGGCTGCGGATACCAAGCCTGGCACTGTCGGTTTCTTCGATAACACCACGAAGAAATTTACCGCGTCGGTTGCCGGGAATGAAGAGGCCATTCTGTATGTGGCGAACTATGACCATCTGCGCTGTAAAACGGTGGATGACACCATTGCTGCCGGTGACTGGGTAGTGGCTATGCATCCAACTCCGGGCGTTTTCTTCAACGTACCTGCAGCCCCTGGCACCTACACCAAAGGGCAACCTCTCTCAATCGTGAATGGTCGAGTCAAGGCGAAAGCTACTGACGAATCCATTCGTGCCTACGTGGAAGAAGACCGTGCAACCACTATCACGACTGCAGGTGATCTCCTGCGCGTAGTCATTAAGTAAGGAGCATCGAATGTTTGTATTTTCCACGAAGAAGGCCACCGAGACAAGGAACCTTGAGGCGAACATGGCTCAATTCAACGAGTTGAAGTTTGCCCGTAATTCCAGCGCACAGGCAGTGGCAGATTTCATTGCTCGCACCCGTGTTCGCGGTGACGCTGCTAATGCTCCCGCGCTTGATGCTGTTAACGCAATTGATGACATCCGTCGTCTTTACAAAGCCTACGATCAAACCGTACTGAAAGAGTTTGAACCCATCACTGAATTCACCCTACTGAATGACCTGATGCCTCTGTCACGGTCAGTTCGCCTGGAAGAGTCAGTGTATGAGTATGCTCGCACTGGTGGGCGTGGCTGGGCTCACACTTCAATGTCCGGCCAAATTGGCGCAGCGCTGGATGCGAAGTCCTACACATTCGACGGCACGATGGTCCCTATCCACGATAGTGGCTTTAAGTTCAACTGGCGTGATCCGGTATTCAACAAAGGCTCTGCGCTGTCTTCACTGGCTGATGCTCAAAGTGGTTCTGTTGACGATGTTCGTCGTCAGTACGTTGACTACATCTGGGAAGGCTTCCGCGATTCGGCTGGCAATTACATCAAATTCGATGACAAGACCTGGAAAGGTCTGCGCCATGATGAGCGCGTCGCTCAGGTAACACTGACCGTCAACTTTGCAACCAGCACTGACCCGAAAGCAATGCGTGCTGCTGCTATCGCTTTGCGTGACGTACTGAAGCTACAGAACCTGCAATATGGTGAGCAAACCTGGTATGTATCCAGCGACATCATGTCGAACTGGGAACAGTATTTCGATGTGAACTCACTGCGCACGGTGCTGGAAGAAATCAAGAAGCTTTCAGGAATTAAAGACATCAAAGAAGATGCTGAGTTGACCGGGAACGAAGCCACAATTATCCCGCTGTCTGCTGGCGTCGTTGCTCCAATTGTTGGCCAGGCGTTCGGTACTGTTGCTGACCCTCGCCAGTTCTATAACAGTGACTACGTATGGCGCACCTGGGGTGCTGCTGGCTTGATGGTTAAGCAGGACATCAACGGTCACTTCTCTGTCATCCACGCATCCAGCTAAGGAAAAAGAATGGCACTCGTAAAAGTTTTGGTGAAAAACCTTTTTGCCGGTGCCAACTTTCAGAAACTGGAGGTTGGTGTGGTGTATGAAGTAGACGACGCGATTGCGGAAAAGTGGATCGCAAGTAACAAGGCGGAAAAGTCAGCGGAAAAGAAAGGGGAAAAACTGACCTTTGAAGTGGCTGCAGCTTCAGATCCTGTATCTGCTGACACTACCGCGCTGCAATCTCAATTAGCAGAAGCACTGGCTCAGATTCAAACCCTGACCGATGCAGCCGTCGTCATTGAGTCACAGCACGCAGAAGCACTGGCTACAGAGAAAAAACGTGCTGACGACGCAGAGGCTGCGCTGGTGGCCGCTAACAAAAAGGATAAGTAATCATGGCAGTGCAGATAACGGCAGCGCAGGTTAAACAGCAGTTATCTGCGCTGGGTTACTCCGTTCCGGATTTCATGATTGACGCCTACCTGTGCAAGCTGGAAGGCATTAGCCAGTGTCTGGAGGCGGCTGGCTACGACGATTGCGATCTGATGCTGATACAGGTTTACGCCGTCACTCTCATGGCGATAACCGCTTTTAGCCAACGCATTAAGTCACAGTCAGCGCCTTCAGGGGCGTCGCGGTCATTCGACTATAACGGCGATATCAAAACCATGAGGAATACGCTGGCGTCATTGGATACGGCAGGATGCACGTCAAACCTGCCGATCGACGTCGGCACCAGCGTGGGATTCTTCGACGTTGTTGGAGGGTGCTAATGATAGAGCCCAAAGAAGACGAAAAAGAAGAGAAGCCTGATTGCGAAAAATGCCCTGATTGTCCCGGTTGTCCTGATCAGTTCGAGGACTATCTCTCATGAGTGCCTCAGCTAACTGGAGCTATACGGCAGTTGCTACCGTATGGAGAAAGGACGGCCCACCGGATGAATACGGTAAGCAGAGGTTTTTACCACCGATCACAATCAAGTGTGATTACGGCGGGGATGCTACGGCGCGGTTAGGTGATATTGGTCTGGAGTTTGTTGTTAAAAACACGCACTGGACTGAATACGCGATAGCTGAACGAGGCGACTACATCCTGATTGGTGAGTCCGATGACCTCGACCCGACCGGGGTAGAAAGTGCTGACGAGGTTCGCCATATCATCCGTTACGCCGACACGTTCGACCGCATAGCCGACGACTACGCGATTATTACGGGGGTTTGATATGGGCGTTAAGGTGAAGGGCGTCCGTGAGGCCCAGGCTAATCTGGACAGGCTGATTGGCGATATCCGAGGGCGTAAGGTAGTTAGGGCTATTCAGTCTGCTCTGTTGATTGGTGGCAGCCAGGCGGCCTTGTATACCCCAATTGACACATCCACTCTTCTCAATAGCCAGTACCGCGAAATATCAGTCAATGGCTCCAGGGTGACAGGAAGGGTTGGCTATTCGGCCAATTATGCCGTCTACGTGCATGACCCGAATAACCCGCAAACATTCCGCCGCGCCACTGCTCAGAAAGAGTTCCTGACAAAAGGCTTTGAAGACACCAAGGCGCAGATCGACCGAACTATTCAAAAGGAGATGCAGCTATGACACCTGCTATGCATCGCCGGGTGCGTGATTACTTTGTTGATGCAGGGCTGACTACCGGATTCATCACGCAGATGCTGAGGTGGCGGGACTCCGGCAATGGCGTTGATAAGTTCATCGTTTTCCGGCCAAACGGTGGCAGTCCGATCCAAAAAGACTTATCCAGTGACTATTTGGTGCTTGTTGACGTGGTGGGATCTGTCAACGAGGACGAAGAAGCCGACAACGCTGTGCAGAAAATTATCAACCACATCCAGAACAACCCCATGCCGAATGGATGCCTGGGACAGATTGAAAATGTCGGCGGCATCCCGACCCCTGTTTCAACAACTGAGGGGAGACTAGTCTACCGCCTTCAGTTTTCCTGCCTATATGGCGGGTAAACAACAAAAAACTATCAAGGTCGCCTGGAGCGGCCTTTTTTATTATCAGAAATGAGGTATGCAACTATGCAAGGCTGCTCCACACAAAATGGTCAGTTAATTGGCCGCTCCAAGACATTGGAACTGACTTACGGCTGCCCCGACCAGGTGCCTGCAGAAGGGGACTGGAAATTAGTTGGTCTTCCAACTTCCGCAACTTGGGACTTAAGCCCAGAGTCTTTGACGTCAGATGCTGACAACGGCGGTTTCAGCGCAAACCTAATCGCAAGCTTAGATCCGACCTATTCCCTTGAGGGGGAGGTTAGAATTAACGACAGAACTGACGAGTTTGGCATTCAGCAGTTTGTGAAATATGTAGTGGATGAAGTACGCACCCGCCGTCAGCCGACCGTCTGGATGCGTTTTCACTGGGGCGACTATTACCATATCGGTTATATGGTCGCCTCTGGCCTAAGCGATGGCGGTGGTGTTAAAGAAATCGTCACGTACAGCCTCAAGTTGAAAATCAATGAAGGCTCTACTTTCCAGATCATCGAGGTCGCTGGAGATATCCCTGTAACAGGTGTTTCAGTTGCTCCGACTACCAGCTCTATCTCTGCCGGCGCCAGCACTACCTTCGCTGTGACTATCGCGCCTGCTGATGCAGATAATAAGTTATTTACTGTGACATCTTCAGTGCCTGCACGGGCTACTGCTGCTTTTGCAGGGAACACTGTGACTGTCTCGGCTCCATCAGGGGCGACGGCAGGTACTGCGGTGATCACTGTTAAGTCTGTTGATGGCGATTTCACTGCTACTCATACCGTGACTGTCACTGCGTAACTATCACAAAGGGCATGCCTTGTGCCCTTGATGATAATTATTTGAGGCTATCCCAATGACACCAATGACACCAATGACCGAAATCGGCGAAATGGTTATTTCAGATACCGACCGCGATTACTTCTTTCGCCCGTCATTCGGCAACATGACCCGCATAGGCTCGCCAGCGGCAATTGTAGAGCGGTTTGCCGAGTTGCATGCCAGTGACGCACCGAGACTGCTTGAGGATGCCATAACATCGTATGGTGACGTTCCTGGGTGGCTGCTTGCCCACATTAATGCACCTTCTTTCAGTAGCGATGCCATCTATGCAGGAATGATCGTAATGCAGGCATGTTGTGATGACGATATTAGTTCGCTGGTGGGGGAGTTAAGACCCAGCAAGAGAGGTAAGAGGGCGTTTGTGTTTCGCCAAGGTAAGATCCCAGCAAGTGACATCATTGTTCTTGGGCAATCCCTCATTACTCACGGCATTATCGGCAAAGCGAAGGTGCGTAAACTGCAGCGACATGATTCAAACAGCTATGTGAACGAGTTCAAGGCGTTTGAGTACATCAGTGCTGCTCGTAACCATTTCAATATGCCGCGTGCTGAAGCTGAACAGTTAACAATGACCGATTTTCAACTTCTTCTGGCAGCCAAGTACCCTGAGCAGAAGGGGTACACGCGAGAAGAGTATGATAACGCAGCAGATGATTATTTTGCTAGAAGGGCACGAAAGCTAGCTAAGCTGGCATGACAAAAATTCATAGTTTGTAGTGAATTATGAAACGCTTTAGATTTTTATGGTATAATATGAAGCATCGTAAGCTACTCATAGAATTTAAACGATAACAGAATTTTGCATCTCACAGGGTTCAAATCCCTTGTTGATGGCGGGTCCCGATCTTGCACTTCTTGGAATGCTAATTTTTTCCATCTTCAAATTAGTCAGGAATTACAAAAAAACAAGAAAAACACAAGATAACGAGGTGATGCCTATGATTGAAAACAAAAATACCACAGCAAAAGTAAAGAAGTTTGTTTTATGTACTTTGTACAATGCAATGTGTGGGTCTTTGGGAAACGTCATTACAAAATTTGGTAGTGAGATGCTTTCATTAAAAAACCACCGTTAGGTGGTTTTTCATTTTTAGTTCGGCGTAGTAAACTCTTCAGCGACGCAGTTTTACTTAAATTAGCTCAACGTGAATGTCTTATTACAAGTATTAACCCCAACACTATTGCACCAAACAGATACGATGCTCCTGCTGCGTTAGCTCCTCCTGCAGCGATCATTGCTGACAAACACATAGCCATCTCTGATAGTTTTTTATCTTCAACCAAAAGACCAAGCCGCTTCATATCATTGAGTCCAATTTCTTATAAGAGGGCAGAATGGCCTCTTTTGTCTGGCTAGCTTATGGTGGTCTGACTGGGTTCACCAGGAAAAAGCCCCTCGTTTTGTTGACGAAAACCGCTTTGTCGTTGCCACCGCAGCACCCTCTGCTACTGCTACCATGTAACGACTTGTTACTTGTCTATGGGGAATGGATCGAATGGAAAAGGTGATTCTTGCTGTTTTAATGGCTTCTGTACTATCTGGATGTGTTTATCGTAGTACGGCAGAGGCTGGTAAGGATTTTGACCAAACGAAAATTTCCAGCATTCAGAAAGGGAAAACAATTGAATCTGATTTGCTTTCATCTCTAGGCGAGCCGGTTAAGAAAGAAGTTGTTAGTGCCGAAGAAACAAAATGGATATACGAAAAGGTAACTTCAACAGCTGCTGTAAAGGTTTTTTCTACCAAACCAAGGATCGATACTAAGCGTAAGGCGCTAGAGGTTCTAATAAAAAATGGTGTAGTTACCAATTATGCATTTGCAGACAACGCTACCTCTAACTACAAATAAGTTATATAAATCAAGATAAAACCTCGTTCATACGGGTTTTTTTTATGCCTGGAGATCAGTGAATGGCAAGCGGAACTAACGAAGGAAGCATTGTCTATCAGGTGGAGCTTGAGTCTCAGGCGTTACTTATAGGGCAGCGAAAAATAAACGCCAACCTTGATGAAATGGAAGGGCGATTTCTTGCTACTGGGAAGTCAGTTGGTGTTGCCGAAAAATCATTCTTATCCCTGTCTCGTGTGGCCGCAAGTCTCACAGCAGCGCTATCTATCCAACAGGTTGCTCAGTACGCTAATGCGTGGGTGGATGTAAGCAATAAATTGGTAAACGCAGTTCGGCCTTCTGAACAGTTAGCGGATGTCACTCAGCGTGTATTCGATATATCCCAGAGTGCACGGTCAGGAATTGAAGCGACAGCTGCGTTGTATGGGCGCCTGGAACGAGCCACCCGCAGCGCTGGAACCAGTACGGCGGACCTTGCAAAACTTACCACAACAATAAATAAAGGGCTGGTGGTATCAGGCGCGACGGCGGAAGAAGCTAGTTCAACCATGATCCAGTTATCGCAGGCGCTTGCCTCTGGGGTTCTTCGTGGTGAGGAGTTTAACTCCATTTCAGAAAATGGCTCTCGCCTTGCAGTAGCATTGGCCGATTCGCTTGGCGTTACGATTGGTCAGCTCAGATCGATGGCGGCGGAAGGAAAATTAACCACTGATGTAGTTGTGAAAGGGCTTCTTGGTCAGGGGGATGCAATAGCCAAGGAGTTCAGCAACACAGTAATGACAATGGGGCAAGCATTCCAGGTAGCAGGTAATAACATCACAAAGTTCGTTGGTGAATCAACCTCAGTGCAGACAGGCCTGAAAGTATTCAATGATACGGTTATTTCGTTAAGTGAGAACATTGATATTGCAGCTGGTGCAGTAACCGCCTTTGCAGTAGTTCTTGGCGGTCGATATGTAGGTGCTCTGGCTTTGGCGACTCAGGCTAAAGTAAGTGACATATTAGCTGCAAGATCCCAGTCAGCAGCGATAGCAGCATCGACCGCAGCAGCAGCTACTGCTGCGACAGTAACAGCAAGAAAAGCATTACTGGATAAAGAAGCCGCATTATCATCGCTAGCTTTGGCGCAAGCTGAATATAACGTTTCCAAAGGACCGTCAGCTGAAGCATTTGCTTTAGAAAATCTCAACGCAACAAAGTCTATTGCCATTCAGCGATCAGCTGCATTTGCTGAAGCTCAACTGGCACAATCAGCAGCCACGAGAACAGCGACTACAGCCGCAGCGATGGCAACCACGACTGTAGGAGGGTTGGCTAGAAATGCACTGGGGTTGATTGGTGGCCCTGCCGGTGCCGCAATGATTGCAGGTGCGGCACTATTCTATTTTTATCAAAAAACGCAGCAAGCTAAGCAAGAGGCCATTGATTTTGCAGACAAGCTTGATGGTGTGATCGCGAAAATGAGCACCATGAGCAATGTCCAGTTAGCAGCAGAAATAGATAAGGCAACAAAATCAATAAATATTCAGTCTGGTGAGGTAAAGAATAGCGAGGCGCGATTAGCAGATCTCACTGCAAGGTTAGAAAATGCGAAGGCAGCTGTGGCTGGGCTATCACAATCGAATTTATTATATTCGGATGCTGTGTCGAAAGTTAACCAGCTGGAAAGTGAGCATATTCAATTAACGGCTCAGGTTGAGTCTGAACAATCTAAGTTGAGTCAGACAGTAAGTAAGGCAGGAATACTGCGAGCGCAACTTAATGGAACTCTTGTTCAGGGGATTGACTTACTTAAGCGCGATGGGCATGAGGCCAGCGTATCTGCCGGGTTGTTTAATCAGCTCGGAAATGCACTGGATATCGCATCTAAAGCAAAAGATAAATTTATCTCCTCCAGTATTAGAGTTGAGCGCCCACAGAACATTCAGGACTATCTTGATAAGCAAGTGCGGCAAGTCGAACTTCAAAGTGAATTAAACGATAGGAAGAGGGCGCAACTTAAAGCTGAGCAAGACATTCGAAACCTGGCTGGGAAAGATAGTTCGGATGGTGCAAACAAGGATCGTTTGGAACAAGACGTTTTATTAGCGCGGCAACGGGCTGGGGCAGAGTTTGATGCAACTAAAGCTATCCAAGAACAGAAAAAGGAAACTAAGGATGCTGCTGAAGGAAAAAAAGCAGCGAATCAGACTGAAAGTGCCGCACAGAAACTGGCAAACCTGAAGCAGCAGTCAGAGCTGGCGGCAGAATCGACCAACGAGCTCAGCAGAGCGCAAGCCATCCTCAATGCCCAGCAGTCACTTGGCAAAGGTGCAACGCAAGCGCAGATCGCCGAGGCTGGTGTGTACGCCGCCAAGAAATGGGACACAGCGAACGCCATCAAGGCGCTGGCCGCCGCCGAGAAACTACTGCCGGAGGCGCGAGAAAACGCCAGCTATACGCAGGACGTGAAGGATTTAAACACTGCTCTCGCCGCGAAGAAAATCAGCCAGGAACAGTACAACGCTACTTCTGAGCAACTTGAACAGCAGCATCAGGTCGCTTTGGCACAGATACGCGCAAACAAATCGGTAACGCCAATGCAGGAGGCGAAAGGTGGTATTGACCCAGTGCAGGCTCTCGCCAATGAGCAGGCTAAGAAGATAGCCCTAATACAACAGTTTGAAACTCAAAAAGGAGTTTTAACAGCTAATGGGCTGGCGTTAATGAATGTTGCCAACACGGAATATGAGCAGAAGCGAGTAGCTGCGCAGTGGGAGTTGTGGCGCAACCAAAGCACGGCGAATGAAGCTCTAGCCGCGTCGCTTGACTCTCTGGCGGGAAATGCATCGAATGCGTTTACTGGCATCATTACTGGGAGTATGGAAGTAGGGGATGCGGCAATGTCCTTAGTTAGTAATGGCCTTAATGCACTCATTAATAGCTTTGCGCAAGTGGGAGTGGATTGGGTTAAATCCGCCGTTATGGGGAGTGCAGCCCAAATATCCGCTACCACCGCCACAACAGCCGCATCAGTCGCTGGAACCGCAACTACTACAGCCGCCAGTACGGCAGCCGCAGCCACAACAACAGCCGCATGGGCTCCTGCTGCGGTGGTTGCTTCGATTGGTTCTTTCGGTGGTGCGGCTGCCATTGGTGTAGGTGCCGTCATTGCTGCAATGGCGTTAGCTGGCGGGATTGCCGGTAAACGCAAGAATGGCGGCCCCGTGTCTGCTGGCAGCATGTATCAGGTAGGTGAAGGTGGCATGCCTGAAATCTACCAGGCATCGAACGGTAGTCAGTACATGATCCCCGGTGATAACGGCAAGGTGATCAGCAACAAGGACATACAAGGAGGGAATGGTTCAGGTGGGGTTGTAATCAATATTCAAAACTACACAACTGGCACCGTAGATGCGCATGCTACCAATACCGGTAATGGCATCACCGTTGATGTAATTGTGGCTGACCTAGATAACGGTGGCCCGATAAGCCAAGGTATATCGAGAAACCATCAAGCCCCTCGCCGGGCGACAAACTAACAACCCGCTTCGGCGGGTTTTTTATTACAGGGAGAAAACCGTGGCAATACCTTATCCCGACTGGCTATCCCTTCCTCAGAAGGCCAACAAGAGCCGCACAATTGACAGTGGATTTCGCACAGATCAACCGGCAGTGGGGGCGCCAATCTTCCAGCGGTTGACTGATGACCTTAAAACCACCTGGTCACTGAACTGGATTTTCACACTGCAGGAAGACCGAGCATTTGAGCAGTGGTATCGCAGCCCTCGCTATCTCGATAACGGAAACCAGTGGTTTACCATGCTTTGCAACCTTGGCGGTTCTGGACTGCAACTTCAGGAACTTCATTTTATTGCACCCCCTGTACAGACAAGCATCAATGGCAATACGACGACCTGGACGGGTAACGTTATCACTCGGACGGTTTATAACCCAGACGATGAATTCTCAGACGTCATTGTTGAGTTTGATCCACGTTGGGCTGGCTGGCTAGACGAGGTCGTAACAGTTATTCTGCCAGGAGTTGAGTAATGCCCACCTTACGAGAGTTTCAGTCAAGACGGCCTAATCGAATCCTGTACGACACCATGACTTTCTATCACTCGACCTTCGGCTATATCCGCTTGGTGAACCGTCAGATTTACCCAAAGACGTTTGCTGGACAGGTCTACACGCCGTGCAGGATGGATGTATCAGAGAGTCAACAGAGTAGTACGCCGGTAATTAATGCCACGGTGAAGTTTGGCCGGCTGGCGCAAGACTTTAAGCAGCAGTTAAAGCTGTGGCAAACCTTTTCGCGGATAACGCCGATTTCTGCTACCTATCAGCGATTTGATGCCGCCGATATGAACACGCCGCTAAAGCCGTGGACACTTTACGTGAAAGACGTATCGATGGACGAGAGCGATGTCACATGCTCGCTAACGTTACAGAATCCTCTAAACAACAACATCGCCTTTCTCTACAACACAACCGACTTCCCAGGACTAGCCAATGTATAAAGCTGATTTTGTAGCTGTGATGGATGGCAAGCCGTGGCGCGATAGAGCGTGTTCGTTTGAGGCTGCTGACTGCTGGGGGCTCGTCGTTCTTTATTACCGCCATGTTCTGGGCATAGAGATTCATCAAACACCGGACTACGAAGCCGGTAGCGACTTCCTGACGTGTTTTGAGGGTGATGTTGTGTTCTGGCAACGGGCCGAAAAGTCAGCCGACAGTAGCATCTTTATCGCGTATTACGGCGCGGAGCCAAAACATGTTGGTTTGGTGGTAGATGGGCAAGCATTTCATAGCCGTGGCGAATCTGGACAGGTGCGTTTCGACAAGATTCGGACACTAGAAAAAGTGTTCACAAAAGTGGAGTTTTACGATTATGCCGTTGATCGAAGTTCAGCGCGTGCCGGGGATACCGAAAGAACGACATAACCTCGCCGCAGGCAGTATGTTTTATCCCTGGCTGAAAACAGCTAACTTGCACCATGACGTTGAGATACTGAGGAACGGAGTTAAGGTAAAGCCTGATGACGAGCTGAATTTCCCACTTAATCAAGGCGACGTTATCAGCGTGTTTGACCAGCCAAAAAACGGCGCACTTGGCACAATCCTTAACCCCCTCGAACACTTCAACCCAATAAAGTTTACGCAGAAAATCCTTTCGTCGCTCATCAGCCAGCCGAGCGCTAACGCAGCCAGTAATAACTCCAAAACGTCGCCTAACAACAGCCTGAAAGGGCAAACCAACATTGCCCGCAACGGTGAGGCGAAACCGGATAACTACGGCCAAGTAAGGGCGTTTCCAGACCTGATCCAGGAGTCTCTATTCGAGTACACCAATAACATCAAGAAGGTGACTGAATGGATGAACTTTGGCTTGGGTAAGTATGACGTGACCTCGGTTCGCTACTCAGAGTCGAACCTTGGCGCTTTGGCTGGCGCCTCATACCAGATTTTCCAACCCGGGCAGAATATACCGATTATCAATGAGGGATTCGCATTTGATGACATAGATGGTCAGGAGTTACCTGGGCCAAACGAGAGCGAAGACTTCCCTGCTGAAACGGCCACGACAACCACGGATATGGTCTCTGGTGAGTTCGTTGCTGGTCAGGCACTGGTGAAGATTAAGCAAAATAGCGACTTCGACTACTTTTATGATCTACCTAAACCACACTCAGTGTCATTCGTGGTTAACGTTTCCTACAACAAGGTATCAGGCCCAGTAACACGGGATATCACCGTATTCGCCGACCTAACCAATGCAACGACCACCGATGATGGCGCACTGGTAGGTCCACAACATTTCTATGAGTTTACGTTTTCAAACCTTGGCGGCAATGACATCGGGCAGATACCAGGTGATGCGGTTATCAACACGACGATATTCACAATGAATGATAACGAGCCTCTGGTGATTGGACCTTCATTCTCTCCAGTTGCTGGGGAACAGCTTTGGATACATCTTCAAGCTCAGTTGGGGCATGGTGACTACGCCAGGACAACAGTGACGTGGTGGAAAGTTGATGATGATAACAACCAAATTCCTGGCACAACGGAATTCCTAAACATCGGACTGAACAACGATGATGAAAACTCAGAAACCAAATACGGGACATCAAAGATTATACCTGCGGCTGGATATGGCCGTTATGCACTGCAGTTTGTCAGAACGAACAACAGTAGTGATCACTCAGTCCTGAAGGTTGAAGCAGTTCACATTGTTAGAACGCGTATCAACGTTTTTTATCCAAATGACACTCTGGTCACTGTCACTGTTACAGCGACCGAGAGAGCGACCAGCGCTAGGGAGCGTAAATACAACGCTCTGATCACCCGCCACGTCATCAGTTATAACTTGGCTACCCAGACGGTCGATTACATCGAGAAACCGTCACGCTCGTTTGCAGATGCAGTGTTGCATACCTGGATAAAAATGGGGGGGCAGGCTGAGTCTAGCATCGATATCTATGAACTGTATTCGATAGCTGTCTCACTTCCTGATCCTCGGCTGGGATACTTCGACTACACGTTTGACGATGAAGATATTTCTCTCGGAGCCAGGGTTCAGACCATTTGCGATTCAGCGACTGTTACGGCGTTCTGGGATGATAGCGTATTGTCGTTTACACGTGACGAGCGCAAGCCAAACGCTGTGACCTTGTTTAACCGTGCCAATACCAAAGCCGATGATTACAGCCTTTCGTATGACATGACGCTACCCGGTGGGTTTGATGGGGTGCAAGTGACCTATAAGAACCCCACGACAAACAAGCAGGCGTTTATTCGTTACCGGATCACCGGTTCAACGATTGAAGAGGGGGCGCCAGTCAAGGCGAAGAAGTTCGACATGCTGTATGTCCGTAATTCGTATCAGGCTCGGGACAGGGCACTTAAGGAGGTTCGCCGTCTTCTCTATTCTCGGCAGGCGATGTCTATTAGGGCGTTAGCCGATGGTGAGTGGGTGAATGTCGGGCAAATGGTTCAGGTTGCCGATACATACGATACCAATCAGCAAGCCGGTTACATCAAATCTCGACAAGGAAATGATTTTTACACCAGTGAGCGAATCGAATGGCAGGGAGATATGTTTGTCATCGTCACTGATGTGAATGGTACGCCTACTACAAGGATTCAAGCTTTTACTCGTAGCGACACGATATTTGGATTCAGCGCGGCAGTACCAGAAATAACCCTAAATATCTTCGACGGCTATAACGTCCAGTCACCTTCTCGTTATGTCATTGCTACGCAAGTAGAGATGGATGCAACAAAATGGACGATCACAGAAAAGAAAACTAATGGCGATGGGACCACATCGTTAACCATGTTGGAATATAACGATGAAATGTATAATTACGAGGTGAGTTAACAAATGGCTACAATCCCAACTAAAAATCCTGTTCCTAGTGAGTCTCCAGCCGATTTAAAATTCAATGCCTCAAAAATTGATGAGGAAGTGTCAAGTAAAACAAAAGAATACTACGATGATAGATTTGGCGGGAAGCACCTAACTAATTATGGCAGGGAGAGATTAACATTAGATTCAATAAATAACTATGGATATATAACGATAGATGGCTTTGAGGACGGCGCAATAATTAGCTTGCCAAATCAAATCCTTAGATATAAATCTACAGGAGAGTATTTTAGATGGGATGGTGAGTTTCTTCCAGCAGGAGCTGGTTTTGTTGGCGGAAACAAACATGTTCCACCTGGTTCAACGCCAGAATCGTCAGGTGGGGTAGGATTAAATGCTTGGGTTAGCGTTGGTGATGGGTCTCTAAGAAGCAACCTGAAAGATCCAAATATTGGCACGTCATTAATTTCACTTTTCCAAGGTGGTTTGTTATCACATGCGATACTATATTTAACACCACAAATGTTTGGTGCTAAGGGTGATTTTAATAAAGCAACTCAAAGAGGAAGTAATGACACCAGTGCCATTAAGGCAGCAATAAAAAAATCTATAGAGCTCGGTGGGTGGGGTGTGAAGTTGCCAGGTGGGTTTAAATACTATGTCGATAAGGAGATTAATTTAGGTGGAGAGGACTACTATGGAATAAATGGCGTTCCTTTTTCAGGGGATGGTGTCGATAGTACTCAAGTTTTTTTTAAGGCAGATAACGACGACTCGGTTTGTTTTAGCTCAAGAGGTGGTTCCGGGACTGGTACATCAAAATCTTTATCAGGTCTAACAATATTATCATCTGACGACACAAGAAAAGGCATAGGCCTTCTCTTGGAAGGTTCATGTTTGTTTTACACTGAAAACGTAAACATAAGGTTTCTAAGTGTCGGCGTTAAATTACACAACAATCTAGCAGGTTCTTTTACTGAGTTTAATAGATTTTATAAGATGAGGATTGATAGAAATAAGATAAATGTCCTTTACACTACGACTCATGGAGATAATTCATTTCATGGAATTCAATGGGAATCAGTACAAAATCAGTTATTAGATGGTTATGATGGCATTGTTGTAGAGTCATTCAACGGAGGGTATGCGCACCTTTACAATAACCGATTTGGCATGAATTTCTTCGGTTCCGTTACTGGCTCACCGACCAATGCAATCAGAATGAGTAAGTGCACGTGCGACTATAGTTCATCTAATATGACCTTTGAGGGTGATGTTATCCTTAAATCAACGGATGATAGCTGGTTCCACTGTGATGGTATTTTTGATGGGTATAACGGAACGTTAAAATTTGATACTCCTATTCCTGCAAGATTATCAGCACCTGCTTGTTTCATATTCGATAACACAGCCAGCCTTCCAGCCAGTTTTTCATCTGATGCATCACTGAATGGGCTAAGGCCAGCAATTTATAAACAAAACTACTCAAATAGGGCAATAAATGGTGCATATCCAGGTTTGTTTAGAATCAGAGGTACGGGAACTGAAATAATTGCCTGGTCAATTTTAAAAAATAGCTCTCTTGGTTTTGTTTTTGGTACAATTAATCCTGGTGGCAGGCTTGAAAATTTCTCATTAAGTTATAATTTAAATCAGGATGGTACGGCTTTTAATGCCCCGAAGGCGGATATTTTATACTTAAACAACAAAACTACCGGGGTAATGCTGCGTGGTGATGCCTTCACCAATAGAAATGCTAATCAGTTAACTAATGGTAGTGCTGACTACAAATGGAATACCATTTATTCAGTGAATGGTACTATTAACACCTCAGATGCAACGCAAAAGACAGAACCGCGCAATCCAACAGATGAGGAAAATGAAGCCTTCTATGAAATTGCTCAACTACCTTGGGTTTGGCAGTGGCTATCTAAATATGAAAAAGAGGGTAATGAAGCAAGATTACACTCAGGGCCTACCGTACAGGCAGCAATTGAAATTGTAGGTCGGCATGGACTCAAATGGACAGATTATTCATGCTTTTGTTATGACAGCTGGCAAGAGCAGGAAGAGATAATTCGAGCCTGGGATGCGCAGCCTGCAGTGTATGAAACTATACCTGCAAGACGCACCATGCTTGATGACGATGAGATAACCGAAGTTCCTGAGCACCGTATTCTTGTTACAGAAGCTATTGAAGCTGGTAGTGAAATTACTCAAGAATATAGCCCAGCAGGTGGCGAGTATTCATTCAGGAAGGATGAACTATTACTGTGGGTCGTCAGGGCAATAATTAACAAGCAAAAGAACATTGAGGAACGGTTAAGGAAGCTAGAAATTAAATAGTCTCAAACCTGTTCATAGAAGGTTGAAAAATATGGGGCATTATCTTGCGTATCATACTTGTTTTCATGCGAGCATTAAGCTTAGGTTGTACCAAGTTCTTCTAAGAACAAAAAGAATATTTACTTACCAGTGGTTATGATGCTGACACACTGAGTCACTCTAGGGATGGGTATGGAGTAATGGTCGCTGGGGTGGGACAAACTTGGGACAGGGATGTTTTCACATCTGTTGATATGGTTTTCTAACTTTTTGCATCTTGGGACGTGTGAGCGCGGTCTGATGCGGTAAGTTGGTGATATGAATACTAAATCATACAACTCTTAATCAATTGGTCACAGGTTCGAACCCTGTACGACCCACCAACAAATCATGCAGTTAGCGTGTTTTCTTCCTTTCTGATTTTTCTTTGCGTACCCTAATTGGGACACACTTCTCAAAAATTGCATTAATCCAACGTGAATATTCAGTTAAGTGATCTGGCGCAAGGTGAGCATACCGACGCACCATTTCTATGGCCTTCTCACTGCCGATTTCCTACAAAATTGATAATGAAACTTCTTATGAGGTGAGCCTGCTTGTTTGGGGGTTCCGCAAGGGAGGTTTGTTTGTGTAGGTGTTAAACCTTGTCAATCAAGTGAATGTGCTCGCGGCTTTCATGGAATAGTCGTCGACAAAGAATACGATAACAGTCTCGGTCAAATTCATCGGCCGGAAAACTGAGTTTTTCAGCTTCATGCAGCGATGGCGCAGTACCGAGGTAGAACCAGTTACTGATTATATGGAAGGCTGTGAGTTGGCCTTGCCGTTCCTCGATAGCGATCCTTCCAGGGAATGGCCAGTGTCGTACCTGGGCCTGCTCCAGGGCACTGAGCAGTCTGGTCTGGTGGGCTTGCGAGGTTTCCTTCCCGCAGCATACTCCTGCGCACTTGCCTAATTGGTGGCGAAAGCAGGGTTGCCCGGGGCGCCCTTTTTCAATATCCAGGTGAGTCAGACAGAGCCGTTCCCGATCGGCAATATCGAGCAGAAAGTCGACGGCTGCTGAGCGTCGCAGAAACAGACCGTATAAGTTCGGCGTTCGGGAAAAGTCCAGCGTATCGCTGTAAACGATACGCGTCTGGGAGTCCTGTATTTGCAACGCACAAAGTCGGCGAATTTTACGCAGCCGCTTGTTGTAAAGAGGACTTTGCTGTTTAACCATGGATGATTCAAGCAGTAGCGCACCAATCTCACCCACTGTCTCGATGCAGGTTATACGACGGGTAGCGGCAAGTAATCGCGCTTCACGCGGATTACGCAGGTGAGACTGAACACGGCGGCGAATATTGACGCTCTTACCTATGTATAGAGGATGAGTGTCGCTGTCCCCGTGAAAGAAATAGACGCCACAGGTTTGCGGCAGATTGGCGACTTCTTCGGTCAGATGTACAGGGTATTGATACATGGGCTATCAGGGACTCACCGCTTATGCAGACGTGGCGTATCACGCCAACGATAATATTTTCTAATTATAAGCCGTATCACCTCCTCAGGTAATGCCAAGAATCGTTCCGAAGTGCATTTGCGTAACGTCGTGGTCGTCATCAAGCATGCTTTTGACCTGATCCACATTGATGTCACCAGCGGCAATAAGCTTGGCAGGTTGGGTGTGAATGAAAGTATCTGGTACTTCGCGCACCATACTGGGATGTCTATTTTTGCTTTCAGGCCAGTGCTTTATCTCGTAATTGAGATTTGTTATCAT